AGAACAACCAATAGAACAACCAATAGAACAACAGAAAGAACAACTGAAGCATTATCATTAAAACATATCAAAAACGATCAGAAAGGTACTCACACATCATTTAAAAGAAATATGAGTACCAATACATAAGAACATCAAAAAGAGCATTTAAGAGCATAATATTAAAAGTTCCGCTCTAACACATAAGTTCATTATTTCACAACATTACCCAAACACTCATCTCTCATCAGAACAAAACCATCTGACATACGAGCAACTATATCAACTGGTACAGGCAACAGCACTGTGTTGGTACTATCATGAATAGACAATAGCTCCTCATCATATTCCCAAACGTCCTCTTGACGAGAATCTTCAGGAGAAATGGTAAGGTAATATCGTTCATCAGTGTTTTCTACATATTCACCATCTTTACTTGTATAATAATCAACATAAACCTTCTTAATGATTTTTTGATTACCAACAGGACCATAGTAGTTCGCCTTAATAGTGAAATCAATATCCCAACGTAGCAATCTAAAACTATCACTAACGTCACCTTCAGAAGTATCATCATGAGAAATACTATCCAGAATGATAGGAATATCACGTTCAACACCCATAGCTTCTAACTCATTTATTGTAATGTTGAATGATGGTTTGAAGAAAGGAATTATTTGTTCTATAATTTGAAGGCCATCTTCCATATTACGAGAATAGATGGAGAGTTCTATGTTTATATCATACGGAACTGGGTTATACATCCTCTTATGAGAACCATCTTCAGTAGAACGGGCATGTATTTTTCCTATACTGGACGTTTTTCTCTCGAAGTCATATCCCATATCTGTAATTATAAATGCCATCCTGGGAAGTAGTAAATTTTCCGCTCTGTTGAGATTGGCATTTTGCTTCATAGTCAGATAGAACTTTTCTTTACTTGCATATGTAAGAGGAACCGAAATGACTTTCCCATCTTTCCGGTGAACTGTCATGTTGTTGAACAGTGTCCCAAATGCAATTATGATTTTTCGAGTTGAACTATGAAAAAAGTGATCTGTGATAGCCATGTTATGTTATTTCCTTATCTTTTTAAGTCTATTTTTGTTAATTTATCATCACTACCAGAAAATTCGATCTCAGAAAAGGTCCATGTAAGACCCTCAAATGTGTCATCACCAGAGTACTTCTTACCAGCACCAGCCTTCAGATAAGCAATGGTACAGTGAGGAATATAGACAGGAAACGTATCAGTTACCTTCAGCTTCTTTGCTATAAGAGCATTGAGCTTATGTAAATCATCACTAATCACATCAATCTTCAACACATCACCCGTATCATTCTCAAATACAGATGTCTTTCCTAATGTAACAGTAATTGACTCCGGTAATTCAAGAGCCATCAATTGTCTAGGACATGGTGAATGAAGTCCGTATTTGATAGTGATATGTGGATTTTTATCTCTACCATCATTCCCTATTTCAGAATCAGGAATGGATGCAGCAAATTGAATAATCATATCAGCTATACATATAGGCAATTTCACCTGAGTAGAGCTAAATTCATACTCTTCGTTTAGGTAATTTTTGAATCGTATCATTAATATCCCCCATCAGAAAACGGATCTTTCTCATTAAAATTTACAAAAGTGTCAGATTCGTTCTGGATTTCTGGAGAATCTGTGATATCTTCCATATTAGGAACATATTCTGTATCGATTTCTTCATTACCAGTTTCCATAGTCTCATGTGAGTAGTTAAATCTCTCAGTTTCTATAGAATACATCTGAGATCTTCCCATTTCGTAAAAAATCTCTTCCTTTTCTACGAATGTTATCTCAAATATATCCTTGGGTTCATGTTCTGGATCTGCTTGAAATACTATGAGATCCCCTTCTCTTGGTCTTAGAATATGAGGGTATTCATTGGTTACTTCCTCAGAAAATCTTGTTTTGGAGCACTGAAACTTACAAATATCTGGCATCTGTAATGCAAATCTTCCAATTTCATCACTACCATCAAAGCCATCACCATAATTCATACAGTAGAATTCCATAGTCACACCATTAGTATATATATTTTCGGGGTCTTCACCAAAGAGGAAATCAAATCCAGCATCAGATTCTTTCCTTGGGATATAGAGCAAGTCCTGGCCTCTTTGTTGTACACTCTCTACCATAAGATCATTTACTAAATCTTGTTCTGGTTTATATGAAATGTGATTGAAATAACGGGATACAGTCATTGTTTTAGTGCCTCTCTGTAGCAGTTTGGTTTATTTGGGTTTTTACACCAGTTTGTTATTGTCTGAGGATCAACACTGAATTTTTTTGATGCCTCTCTTGTAGTCGTAAATTGTTTTCCATCTATAAAATAAGTAAATTCTTGCTTTACTTCCCTCATTTTTTTTCTGGATTCTTCTGAGTGTGTTTTTCCTTTAAGGGCTATACTCATCTTATTTCTGGTTTCTGCTGATACAATTCTTCCTCTACTTTTAATTCCTATGAGTTTTTTTGATTCTTCTGTATGTGTTTTTCCTCTTTGTGCATCTGCCATTTTCTTTATAGACTCTTTTGTGTGCTTCTTCCCATACCAATAAGAATTAATACCTGTATATAACCCAATCCTCCCCAACGATATATTTTTACAATGTTCTTTCGTTTTCTTCATACCTTTAAGGGCTATACTCATCTTCTTTATTGATTCTTCTGAATGTATTCTTCCCTTCATTGATTCTGACAACTTCCTTTTTGTTTCATCTGAGAGAGGTTTTCCAAAAGAAGGATTATCTTCCCCACACATAACAGGACCACTTATCCCACCAATAATTATATTATAGCAATGAGGGTTATTGATCATAGCAACATCAACAATCAACTTCTCATAATCATAGGCATCCTGTTCATTAGAGAATTCCCTTAATGTTTCCCTCATGAAATTTTCCCTTCTGTATTTCCTTATGGATGCCTTTAAAGTCAAGCCACTGCCCAAATAATAACCATTGCCTGTTACCTTATGAACACCAATGTAAAATTTACCATTGACAAGATTAGTAGTTTCATATACTATATAAATACTATCAGACATTACATTCTCCTATTGTTTGTATTGTTTAGAGGGATATTCATATTAATGGTATGAATATCCCTTGACTATTTTTTCCTTTAAACCCTATCCTACGCTGAAATCAACGGGAAGCTCATACATCAATGACCATTCTTCTTCAATTTTCACTCTTTCTTCATTGTATTTGTCTCTAATCTGTTCCCCATTAAGAGTCAGCCCACCAACAACTTGGAGATTATCATATTTGCTCAAGACATTACCCCAATTTTCGCCAATGAGTGATGTTGTATAATTCTGTAATGATCTATCACCCCATACACCACCATATACAGTAGGGTCTACGATTCTATAGCATTCAATAGCCAAAATATCACCCACTGAATACTTGTTCCAATCAACATTCATATGTAGTAAATGACTTCTGTAGTTAAAGTTGATAGATTTCTTAGCATTGAATGAGAACTCCAACTCTGCCAAGTAACCCATCATCATAGAATAATAGCTGTTAATAGAGCTACAGCTACCAGTACCAAAGTTCAGATCGTCAGCAGTTCTTTTCATTGCGTGCCACAAAGGGTTACCGAACTTCTGCTTTAAAAATCCACCACCATCATGAACTATTCGCTGAACTGATAGTATGCTGTTTGGTATAGTCAAATATTTGTTGTCTATGTCATCCTGAGTGACTTCATATGTAATTATCACTCTCTCTACAGCGTCATAATGATATGTTTGATAGAATTGTAATGCTTCATCTATACGATCATTTATCTGTTCTTCATCTAAGTTTATCTGTATTACAGGAGCACCCAGTTTTCTTAGGCAGTACTCCATAAATTCATCTCTATTTCTTGGTATCATAAATTTCTCCTTTGAACCTTTATTATTATTTATATAAAAAAAGACTTGACTCTAAAATCATATGATGTATAATGTTAAATATAATAACAATTTCATAATATTAAAGGAGACAAGAATATGAAAACATTGTATATAGTAAGAGGATTGCCTGGTAGTGGAAAATCTACGCTTGCATCAAAAATGGTACCAAAATCAAGAATTAAAGAGGCTGATATGTATCATATAGATAATAATGGGGTTTACAACTTTAACCCTTCTAATATTAAGGCTTCTCATGAATGGTGCTATAGCCAGGTATCTAATCTCTTGAAAAGGAGTAACAGAGATTGTGTGGTTGCTAACACATTCACTCAGAGGTGGGAATATCAACCTTATATGGATCTGGCTAAAGAGTATGGTTTTGATTTTATGATTATTGATTGTCATGGGGAGTGGGATAATATCCATAATGTTCCTGAAGAGGTCATGGTAAGAATGTCTGAAAGGTGGGAACCTCATCATAGTCGGTAAAAAAGACTTGACTCTAAAATCATATGGTGTATAATGTTAAATATAAGTAGAAACGAATATAATAATTCATTCAAAAGTGTAAACAAGCTGCTCTCACCGCTTAGGAAACAACATGAAACCCAAACATAATATGATAGTAATAGAAAGGCCATGTTGGAAGTGTGGTAATATATATGATTTGGAATACATGACCCTGATGTTCGCCACTCACCCAGGACAAGAAAGAAGATACATATGTGATACATGTAGGTATCCAAAAAGGAAAAATCATGACAAAAGCTGAAAAAAAATGGATAGATGAAGCCTCTTATACTGCCATGCTGAAAAGATTAAGGTTTAGTTCATCACCAGATACAATATTTGCTGGTGAATCTGGTGATTACTTCTCTAAGATTATGAAAGAGAAGGAAAAATTTGTTGATCACGTTGCTATAAGTAAACAAATAGGATGGAAATGAAAGATTCTGCTACCGTAAAATCAGGAGATCCATCAAGCCTCTCTCGTAAATGGGAGAAAGCCAACAAGAAGAACACCAAGAAAAAAAGGAGACAGTATGAAAGAAAACTTATATATTAGACATGGTATGAGATACCGTAAAATTGGCCGTGACGAGGTTATTCAGGCTGGAGCTATGCACAGCTATTGCGGTGGTGAATTAAAGCCAGTGATCAATAAGGACACAATTGGTGATACTCCCAGTAGTTTTTCTCCAGAACGTGATTTTTTTAACCCAATTAATGCCCGTAGTAATTTTTCTGTGGGTGATAGAATCATTGTAGTGTCTGATAGTGTAGACAATTATAATTACTTCTCTGAGGGATCAGGTGGTATTGTTGTTGATTATGGTGATGATGATAAAGATAGTATACTTGTTCATTTTGATCATGGAGAATACTATGCTGAATGTAATGGTGAGTGGTATGTTGCTTGTGTTGATGCTAAAAAAGTTCAAAAATAAGTGTTGACTTCATATTCTGATATGTTATAATACAAACATACTGAGAGGGACATACAACCACTACACGGAGAATACATATCATGAGTAAAAACACCATCAATAACAAAAAGCCATCTGCCTTCATTAAGTGGTTCGAAACTTTCCTTGATGAAAAAAATCTTCCATTACAGTTATGGGAGATTGAGGGAGAAGAAGGAAATGTTCACTTGATAGACTCCGGTGTGGTGATTACCAATATCAAAATGTGTCACCCAAACGATCAGGCCAAAATCAAAGATACAATAGTAAAGATTGATTACATCAATGGTGATGTTAATCATTATTTTCATCATCTGGCTAAAGGCTTAGTAGCCAATTATTAACCGAATATTAACCAAAGGAAAAGAAAACAATGAATATCAAGAAAAACGACAACGTAAAAATCATCTCCCATGAAGTTAATGAGGATGGAAAATATTTCGGTATAGGTGCTGAAGGGAGAGTCGTAGATATAATCAATGAAGACGTGCTTCTGGTATCTTTTCATGGTGGAACATATAAATCATCTTATGGTGGTGATATGTGGTATGTACACCCCTCAAGTGTATCAGTAATGTAATACAGAGATACATAACAATACGGAGATTGTGAAAATGGAAAGTATTAAACAGGTTTTAATTGAACGAGATGGAATGACACCAGAAGAGGCTGATGATCTCATAGCTCAAGCTCAAGATGACTTCAATGATCGTCTGGCCGATGGAGAAGACTGCTATGATATATGTGATGAGTGGTTTAATTTAGAACCTGATTATCTCATGGAATTAATAGGTTAAACTAAAAAGTGGTGGTATCCATTACAGAGATACCACCACTTTTGCTATCCAAGTAACATCTTATTTTTGTATTGTCCACACCATCCTGTAGAGAATACTTTAGGGTGTCCATTAGAACTTGGAGGGTTATATCTACAATCTCCCTTTTCATCCCCAACCTGAGTAGTTGATGACTCTTTTTTGTAGTATTCACATGAACCACAACAATTATTCTCATATTTGTCGTTTTTCAAGTGGTATTTTGAATTGTCTATAGGATTAATTTGATCTGGATTTACTTTAAATGTCATGATGAATCTCCTTTTATAAAAAATACTTCAATTTTTATCAAGTACTAGCAGCAGAAAACGAATATTCGCATTCAATTGTGTCACCATCATCCACAGCTTTATCTCCATTAGCAAAAGCAGAAGCAGCAAGCAACATACCAGAAGTTCCAGAAGCAGCGGAACTTATAAAAGCACCACCAACTGTACTTGAGGAGTTCATCGAAAAAATAGCTTTAGCTGCTGAATTATCAACAACAAGAGCAGTACGAGTTTCGACATACTCTTGACGAGATGCTTCAGAGTAAGCAGTGACTTCAGTCCAACCAGCATGAGAGGCCAGTACATCATTTGCAGATATAGTGGGTGTACCATCAGTAAGACCGATAAAATAGCTAGTATTAGCAACTTCACCACCAAGGGCAAAGATCGTATCTAATATATGATTAAGACCTTCATTTACTACGAGATTTTTAGATTCAGTTTCCCATTTTAGATTTCTTTTGGGATCGAAACACTTGATACGAAATATTCCACCAAGTTTAATTCCTTTTTCCATTTTTCTATTCTCCATTGTTGTATTTGATAGATTACCAAATGTTATATGTTTATTTATACATTAATACTAATTGGTATTTTTTTATTATA